CTCTGCAGCTCGTTGAGTTCGGCCGATTGCAGCACGCGGTCGGCCGCGAACTGCAGCCTGTCGTAGCGCTTGCCGGCGTCGAAGCGGTCGTAGATCTTGGTCTGGCTCATGGGGTGCCGTTCAGAAGGGGAGGATGATTTCTTCGACCTGGCGCACGCTGCCGCTGCGCAGGATCCGGGGGCGGCGCTCCAGCGTGTACAGCTCGCCCTTGCCTGTCAGCTGGCTGGCCAGCACCCAGCGCTGGCCGGGCGGCACGTCCGTGGCGACCTGGGTGCCGAAGAACACGCCCATCTCGCGCACGTCCTCGCCCTTGGCGTCGTCGAAGCCGAAGGCCGCACGCAGGTAGACGAAGGTGGTGGGTGTGTCGCTGACGCTGTAGCGCGCGCCGCTGGGCAGCTCGATCTCGCCGTTGTCGTCCGGCCGCGCAAAGCGCACCTCGGTGACCAGGCGGCGGCCGATTTCGTCGACCAGGGCGTTGGCGGTGATGGGTTCGGGCTCGGGCGCGGCATCCCAGGCGGGCAGGCCGCGGCCCCAGGCGATGTGGATGGTCTGGGCGGCGACGGCCTTGGCGAGGGCGATGCGGCCCGCTTGCTGCAGAACTGCCATGTTCAGGGTTCCTCGGGTTCTTCGGTGGTGGTGGTGCGGGTTTCGAAGGATCGGCGCCAGGGCGTGCTGTCCCAGCGTCCGGTCCAGGTACGGGTGTTGTCGTGCGGGCGCTCGGTGCTGGCCCAGGGGTGCAGGCTGGCCAGGGCCAGCGGTGCGGGCGCCGTCCAGGCGCTGTGGGTGGCCATGGCCTGGGCGGGAATGGGCCGCAGCGGCGCGTAGTAGGCGGGCTCGCCCGTGGTGGTGGCGTTGACTTCGGTGATGCCCAGGCTGGCGTCGATCAGGATCTCGCTGTCCAGCGTCCAGGCATCGAGCAGCATGCGGTCGGCATAGGTGGCGATGGTGGTGACGCGGAACAGCTGGGCCGTGAGCACGCCGTCCGAAGGCGGTGCCTCGGTGCCGGTGCGGCGGGGCAGGCCCTGGCTGAGCTTGACGGGTTCGCCATACGGCGACACATCGATCCAGGTGCCGCTGTCGTTGTCCAGCATGCCGGCGTCCAGGCCGGGGCCGTGGTCCAGCCGCAGCGGGCGCAGGTCGTGGCCGTGGAAGACGCGGTAAAAGCGCACGTGCGCCGGCAGGCTGGCGCGCACCACATGGGCCACGCTGGCCAGCTCTGCGTCGCCGATGATGCGGCCCAGGTCCAGGTGCAGCCAGGCACCATCCTCGTCGAGCTGCGCGCCGTCATAGCCCAGCCAGCCCAGCGCACGCTGCATGGACGCGGCCGTGCCGCGCTCGCGCAGCCAGGGCAGGCCGTTGGCGATGAGGGCGGGCACGTCGTCGAAGTAGCGGTCGAACTGGGCGATGCCCCATTCGGCCGCCAGCCAGGGCAGAAAGGCCGCAGGCTCGCCATGGGCCGGCGCGGGAAAGGCGCCGGCCAGGCCGTCCCAATTCGGGACGACCTGGTCCACGGCCTTCTCCAGCGCCGTGGCGTTGGGCGGCAGCACGTGGCGGCGGGGCGCCGTCGGGACGATGGCGGCGGTGCTCATGCCTGCAGGCCCTCGTCCACCAGCTGCACGCGGCCCAGCACCGGGTATTCGTCGGCGGCCAGCGGCGTGAGCTCGGCCGGGGCCTGGGCGTCGGGGTAGGTGACGCGGGCAATGCCGTCCACATGCAGGCGCGTGGTGATCCACGAGCGCGGCACATCGCGGCCCAGCAGCGCGTAGGCCGCGATCTGGGCGGCCAGGCCGGCCTGCAGGCGCGCCACGATGTCCACGGGCGCACCGGGCTCGCGCAGCAGGCGCGCCGTGATGTCGATGGGGTGCGGGCGCGCCAGCGATACCGACACGGGTACGCCCAGCGGCCGTGCGCCTGGCGCATTGAGGGCCGACAGCACGATGGCCAGGGTCTCTTCGGCCTGTGCGGGCTCGACCAGCCACAGCTGCACGCTCACGCGGCCGGGCTGGGGTTGTGTGGCGATGGCGCTGTGCACATTGGCGCTGGCCGTCATGGCCAGGTGCTCATAGTGCTCGGCCGTTCCGCTGCCGGCCAGCGCGCGCACGCGCAGCAGGATGCGCTGGCGGTAGCGTTCGTCGCTTTCTCCGGGCAGTCGGGCCACGTCATAGAAGGCGCCCTTGTGGTCCAGGTCCGAGCCCTGGGCGAACGCAATCAGGTGCGCACGCGCTGCATCGTTGACGCGCGCCCGGTACAGCAGCTCGCGATAGGCGTGCGCCTCCAGCAGCTTGTTGAGCGGCTCGCTCTCCAGCGCCAGGACCTCGGCGGCCTCGGGGTGGCGCGCCAGCAGATCGGCGCGGTGGGCGTCGAGGATGCGCTCGAAATCCAGCGTCTCGACGACGCCGGGCGGCGGCAGGGCGTCCAGTGCAGGGGTCATGTCTTGCTTCATGAAAGGGTGCGGGCGATGGGCATCTGCAGGCTCAGCGGTGCCGGGCGGCGCGTGTTGTTGAAGGTGCCGATCAGCGTCAGGTCGGCGCGCCCGGGTGCGGCCGGATCGCGCTCGATCACGATGCGCGTCAGCCGGATGCGCGGCTCCCAGCGCATCAGCGCGCTGGCCACGGCGGCGCGCAGGCGCGCCTGGGTGGCGTTGTTGTCGGGCTGGTCCAGCAGCGCCGGGACCAGCGATCCATAGTCGCGGCGCATCACGCGTGAGCCGATGGGCGTGGACAGGATGTCGGCCACGCTCTGGCGCAGATGCTCCATGCCCTCGATGCGGCGGCCTGTATGGCGGTTCATAGCGGCCCCTGCGTGACGGCGTCGCCTGCCCTGACGCCGCTGTGTCGGTGGCGCAGCAGGCTGATGGGGCCGGTGGTCACATCGGGCGCGCCGGCCAGGCCTTGCGCATTGACGGTGGCCGAACCGCCACCGGCCTGCAGGCTGATGCCTTGCTCGTCGATGCTGATCACCGAGTTGCCCACGCGCAGCGTGATGCCATGGGCCACGTTGATGTTGAGACGGCCCGTGGTGCTGTCGTGCTCCATGAAATCGGTGGGGCTCCACTGCGTGTGGCACACCCCTTCGCGGTCGCTGGGCTGGGCTGCGGCACTGCTGTAGATGCCGGTCAGCGCCACGGCGCCCAGCAGGTCGCCGCCGGGCGACAGCAGCACGCACTGCTCGCCCACCGCAGGCGGCCACCAGACGCTGGCGTTCTCGCCTGCGGCGCGCAGGGCCAGCCAGGGAATCCAGTTGGTGGTCAGGTTGCCGGTCTTGACGCGGCAGCGCGCAGGGCGCGCATGGCGGACTGCGGCGATGGTGCCCGTGCGGATCAGCCCTTCCAGGCGGCGGATGATCTCGTACGGGCTCTCGGTTTGTGCGACGGGCGAATCCATGGCGTTCATGGTGCCGGCCGGGCCCTTGCGTGTCGCCGTGTGCCGGGCGTGGCGCACGCTGCCACATGCAGCCCGGCCTGCGGCCCGGCATGCAGCCCGGCCACGCCTCAGCGCGGGTCGTAATTCCACTCGGCCACCTTCTCGCCGAACAGGAACAGCTCCCACAACTGGCGCTGCGCAATGTCGAGCTGGCCCGGCGGCTCGGGCTTGTAGATCAGGTCGAAGGCGCCGGGGCTGCCCTCGCGCGGGCGCGCCAGCACGGCCTCCACCAGGTCGATCTCGATGGCGAGCTGCTGCGGCTGCGATGCGGCTGCAGGGTCCGTGGAAGGAGGCGCAATGTCGAAGCGGATCGCCTGCTCGCGCTTTTCGGCATGGTCGAACAGGTCGGGCTGGTGGCGCCGCGCCCAGACCAGCAGCGGCACGGTCACGGCATCGATGCTGCCGGTGAAGTCCGCAATCACCAGGCTCAGCGTGTAGCGGTATTCCCAGGAAAGGGACGGCGTGCCCGTGTTGACCACACGGCCCCTCTGGATGGTGAAACGGATGTTCCCTGGCGACTGTTGCAGCTGGGGCAGGGCAGCGACGAGCGCGTCGCGCAGGCTAGCGGGCTTGAGCATGGCAAGAGCTCTCCATCAAGGTTGGGGTAGGCGGCATCGGAGCGTTTTGTCGCGATGCCCGTGGGCGAGCCGGGCGCTCGACCACGGCGGCGCGGCTGCTGGCCGGGGAGGCCATTCGCTTTGCCGCCGTGGCTGGTACCGTCAGTGGGGGGCGGGGCCTGAAGCGGCTGGCCAGCCCGCGGTCACATCGATCCCGGATAGCCTGGTCAGATCCGTCCCCGCC